AGATTGCCACGCGGAAGTCCATTCCAGGACGAAAAGATACACAGTTGATAAAGACGGACGAGTACACGCAAAATAAATGTATTTAATTACTATTAACAACAGTTTTCTTACGAATAAATAAAAGTATTACTGATTATAGCGCAAACGGGAAAGCACAAAAGGAAAAGCACAAAAGCGACGCGCGAGTTGAGCAAAAGCGCGAGCCTACCCTAGCATGGGGCGGAAAGAAAAAACAATCAATGATAAAAAAGAAAAGCAAAAGCGGTGCCGAGCAAAACACCGGGGGAAGTTGGAAAGCGAAAGCGAACAAAAGCAACACGAAAAATGATATGAAAGCGCGTGAACGCAAGGTATCGGGCGCGGGATCTGATGAACCGATAGCCCCGCCGGTTTTCTTTAGCGCTTTAGTATGCGAAACGACCCGACCTCTTAGGTTAGAAAAACTGGGCGAGAACGTTCAAATTTTTTGTGGAATGGGAAAGGGCAAAGGAGAATGGCAAAGAGTGCAAAGGATTTCGACAAACTTCGCAAGAAGTTGTTGGAAGGGGCAGCAGAAAAAGGGTTAGACCAGGACTACAAGTTCATGACAACCCTTGAGAGGTATGACACGCAGATCAAGAACCTCAAAAAGTTGGAGGAGGTAATCGAAAACTCCGACACGATAGTTGAAAAAGAATACGTTAAGGGGCGCCCGAACTTCTATGTTCACCCGGCAGTCAAGGAGTACAACAACACCTCCAACTCGGCGAACAGAACGATGGACACCCTTTTAAAAATATTGGCTCAGGCGCCCGTCAAGGAACCTGAGGATGAATTTGAAAAGTTCGTGAACTCATGAACTACATCTATCAGTACTATCAGGGGATTAAAGACGGAACCTATACGGTGGGTCTTTGGATCACCCTGATTTATGAATACATCGTCCACGGACTTCAGGATAAAAAGTTTTTCTTCGACCAAAAGAAAGCGAATCACGCAATTGACTTCATCGAAACGTTTTGCCGCCACGCAGAAGGACCTTTAGCGCCCGGCAAGATAAAACTCGAGTTGTGGCAGAAAGCGTTTCTGAGCATTGTTTTTGGCGTTGTAGATAAACAGGGCAACAGGCAATTCCGGGAGATATTCCTTGTAGTAGGAAGAAAGAACGGAAAGACCTTGCTACTTTCGGCTATTGCCGCCTACTGCGCTTTTGCCGATGGGGAGTACGGCGCGAGGATTTACTTCGTTGCTCCGAAACTTGAACAGGCCGAGATAGGGTACAACAACTTTTACCAAATGTGCGACAAGGAACCCTCTTTGAGGAAGCGGGTCAAGAAGAGAAGAACGGATGTTTATATCGAGTCCTCAAACTCTTCTGTCAAACCTTTGGCGTTCTCGGCTAAAAAGTCTGATGGCCTGAACATCTCTCTCGGAATATGTGATGAGATCGCGAGTTACTCGGCCAATGGCGGAAACAAATTCTATGAAGTCCTGAAATCTTCTCAGGGCGCAAGAAAACAACCCTTGCTGATCTCAATATCCTCGGCTGGATATGAGAATGAAGGGCCGTATGATGAACTCTTTAAACGCGCTACAAGGCTTTTGAAGGGAGACTCAAGGGAAACAAGGTTTCTTCCCGTCATCTATGCAATTGACGATATTCGACTTTGGAATGACGCGAATGAATGGCAGAAGTCCAATCCTAATTTGGGCGTTTCTGTCACGCTCGATTATCTTCTTGAGGAACTTGCGGTAGCAGAAGGATCCTTGCAGAAGAAAGCGGAATTTATTGTCAAATACTGCAATGTCAAACAAAGCAGTTCGCAAGCGTTCCTAAATGCCGTGGATGTTGAAAGAGCGTACACCGGTGTGCCGGTTCTTCCTGAGAATTACTCCGAACACTACGCTATGCTCGGCATAGACCTTTCAAGGACTACCGACCTTACTGCGGTGATGTGGCTGGTGCAGAAGAATAACATCATTCACATCTTCGGCAAGTTTTTCATGCCCTCCGAGAAATTGGAAGAGGCAACGGCAAGAGATAATCTTCCGTATAACATTTACGTCCAAAGGGGGTTTTTACAGCTCTCCGGGGCGAATGTGATTGATTACCAGGACTGTTATGACTATATAACCAACATCATCAATCACTACCACCTGTACCCCTTGAGAGTTATGTATGACCGATACTCGGCTCAATACTTAATTAAAGACCTTGAGTCCTTTGGATGCCTTACAGATGACTGTACACAGGGATATAACATGACGCCCGGTATCGCAGAGTTTGAGGGCATGATAAAAGACGGAAGAATTGACATAGGGGATAACGATCTCCTGAAAGTTCACTTACTCAACGCGGCTTTGAAAATGGAGAGCCAAACAGAGAGGGTGAAACTTGTGAAAATATCGCAAACGGACCATATAGACGGAATGGCGGCAATCATCGATGCCATGATAGGCAGACAGAAGTACTGGGCGGAAGATGGTCAACGCTTACAAAACATGAGGTAAAAACATGGGACTTTTTGAACTTCTCTTTCCCAAGAAAGAAAGGTATGTGGGCGGCAACACGTTTAAAACGCTGACCGCCTACGAACCGCACTTCACAACGTGGCAAGGGGAACTATACGAACAGGAACTTGTGAGAGCGTCCATTGATGCCATTGCAAGATATTGTTCAAAACTTCAAGTCGAATGGAGAGGACCGGGCAACCCTTCGTTGCAGAAGAAACTCAAGAGGGCACCTTCTGAATGGAGTACATGGTCACAGTTCTTATATAGGCTTGCGACCATACTCTATACGCAGAATACGGCGGTCATCGTTCCGATAATCAACCGTTACGGGGAGACAACGGGAATCTATCCGATCTACCCAAGACGATGTGAACTTTCGGAATATCAGGGAGTGGTTTATCTCAGGATCGAGTTCCATGACGGACGGAGGGCTGCGGTTGAATTAGAAAAGTGCGGCATCATGACCCGTTTTCAGATGAAGTCGGATTTCTTCGGGGATAAATCACAGTCGCTTGGGCCTACGCTCGACTTGATCCACTTGCAGAACCAGGCAATCAAAGAGGGCGTAAAGAACTCCTCGACATATCGCTTCATGGCGACTATCACGAACTTCACCAACGCAGATGATCTTGCCGCTGAAAGAAAGAGGTTCACAGATTACAACCTTGCAAGCGCGGATGATAACTCAGGTTTCCTTTTGTTCCCGAACACCTACAAGGACGTGAAACAGATCGAGAGCAAACCTTATGTTGTTGATGCCGCTGAGCAGAAACTCATTCAGACCAACGTTTTTGACTACTTCGGAGTGAATGAGAAGATTATTCAGAATAGCGCCACCGCAGAAGAAATAGACGCGTTCTATGCGGGTGCCGTGGAACCCTTCGCCATTCAGCTGGCGGAGGTTCTTACGAATATGCTTGTGACCGATACCGAGAGGTCTTACGGAAACATTATCGAAGTCTCTTCCAACAGACTTTCCAACATGAGTATCGGAAACAAGATCAAACTTGCGAACGCTATGGCCGACAGAGGCCTTGCCATGATTGACGAGATCAGGGACCTCTTCAATATGCCGCCGCTCCCGGACGGACAGGGACAGAAGTCACCTATCCGTGGCGAATACTATTTCGTCCAGGAAGGAAAGCCGAGTTATGTCGGGCCGCAGCAGACTACAACTACAGAAGAAGAGGAGGACGAAGATGCCTTATCTACCGAATGAGAGAGAATATCGTTCCATACCCCTTGAAAGGATGCTAGGGAACGAAGAAAAAGAATATCGAGTGAGCGGGTATGCGACCACTTTTAGTGATCCGTACACGCTCTTTTCTTACGAGGGAATCGATTACAAAGAGCAGATTGACCCCAATGCAATCGATGCCGATACGGATATGTCTGACGTTATCTTTCAGTATGACCATTCAGGAATGGTGTTCGCGAGAATGTCCAACGGAACCCTGAAACTCACTACTGATGAGCATGGTCTGAAAGTTGAAGCGGACTTATCCAAAACAAGTGATGCCCGGAATATGTTTGAGAACATTGATTCCGGCATGGTCAAAGAAATGTCTTGGGCGTTCACGGTAGACCGGAACGAGTATGACGAAACCAACCATATCAGAACGATACGCCATATAAAGCGCATATATGACGTAAGTGCCGTTTCGCTACCCGCAAACCCCAATACAGATATTGCTGCCGCCCGTTCCTACATAGACGGAGAGATCGAAAAGGCGAAGGAGGAGTTCCTTAAGAGGGAGCAGCAGAAGAAACGGATCAGGTTGCTGATCGACACAAGGAGATAATCATGGAACTGAAAACAATGTCCAGCGAACAGTTGGAAGAGAGACTTTCCGAGATCCGTGGACTTCTTGATTCTCCTGAGGCAGACCTCGACTCCCTGGACGCAGAGGTAAGGTCTATCAACGAAGAACTTGAAAAAAGAAGTCAGGAACAGGAAAAAAGGTCCGCAATCCTCGACAAGATTTCCGAGGGTGAGGGCAAATCCGTAGAAACATTTGAAGCAGAAGAAAGAAAGGAATCCGTCATGGATATCAAAGAATTCAGAAATACTGATAAGTACATTGACCTCTATGCAGAGGCCGTTAAGAGCGGGGACGATAGTGAACTCCGCGCAGCACTTCTCTCCGAGAACGTAGAGGGCGATGTTGCCGTTCCTACTTTCGTAGAAGAGGGAGTACGCACCGCTTGGGAGCGTGATGAGATCATGCGTTATGTTCCGAAGCTTGACGGAATTGGCAACTACAAGGTGAACTTTGAGCTGTCCGCAAGTGACGCAGAAGTTCACGAAGAGGGCGGCGACCCGATCGATGAGGAAACTCTGACGCTCGGAACAGTCGAGATCAAACCCGAATACATCAAGAAATGGAAGGGCGTTTCCAAACAGGTGCTTGGTTTCCGTGGCAGACGTTTCCTCGACTATCTGTACGATGAAATTGGTTACCGCGTAATCAAGAAAGCGGCATCCCGTCTTATCGGACAGATCGCCGGTCTTCCTCAGACCGCAAACGCATCTTCTCCGTCCGCTGGCGCTATCACCGCAGCTCCCGCTCTTGGTGTTGTTGCTCAGCTTGAAGGACTTATTACAGGCGAGGCCGGCAGCAAGGTTCTCATCATGAACCCGCAGACAAAGGCCGCTTTCAAGGCTGCCGTATATCAGGGCAGTTTCTATGCAGACCCGTTTGAGGGCTATGACGTAATCACCACCGATGCGCTCCCGGCATACTCCGCAGCTGCTTCCGGTGCCGTTTACGCAATCCTCGGCGACCTCCGCAACGGAACGATCGCAACCGCTCCGAACGGTGACGGCATTGAGTACACCTTCGACCCCTACACCCAGAAGAAAGCCAACATTGTTGAAATTCTCGGTGAGTGGTTCCTCGGAACTGGCGTTGTCGCAGACAAACACTTCGCACTTCTCAAGAAGGCGTAATAAGACTAAAAGGGGCGGAGAAATCCGCCCCTACTTTTTAAGGAGAAATCGCTATGGCAGAGATGCTGCAATTAACGAAGATCGCTATGAGGATAACGGTTACGGCATATGACCCGGAAATCGAACTTCTCATTAACGCAGCTTGTGCGGACTTGGGGATTGTCGGTGTTACGGCAACTTCCGAGACAACCGACCCTCTGTTGCAACAGGCGATCATAACTTATGTGAGGATGAATTTCGGAACACCTGAGGATTACGAAGATTTGAAACGGTCCTACGATGAACAGAAAGCTCAGCTCATATCGAACAGAAACTACGGACTCGCAGACTGGTGGGAGGGGAACGAATGATAAGGGCGACTGTAATCACCCTTGTTCCCGAAGAACCGAGAGGCGTTTTTGAAGCGGCCCCTGACAACGCAAGAGAAATCTTTGCCGAGATAAGAAGCGTCAGGAATAACGAATTTTATCAGGCGTTGGCTCAGGGAATCGAACCTTCATTTATCTTCCGCCTAACGGACTATTCCGAGTACCAGGGCGAGAAATTGTGTATCTACAACGGACAGTACTATCGGATCATCAGGACTTACACTCCCGTTAACGGTCAGGTCATCGACTTGACCGTACAGAAGGTGGATAAGTTTGTGGGAGGTGGCGGAACATGACGATTGAAGATTTAGCGAACGGCTTGAACGCCCTTAAAGAGGGTTTGCGGTTTGTTCACTTCGGATGGTCACCCGCTCCCGACCATGAATATGGAGTCTATGCGGAAGATGATGAAAGTTACTTCAGGGCGAACAATCGTCACTCCGAGAAGACCACCATCGTCTACATTTCCCTTTACACGAAGGACGCCACTACCAAAGACTTGATTGAAAATTACTTCAACACTTTGGCAGACGGGGGTCCTTATGTGTTTGGGTGGTATCTCAACACCATCCAATATGAGGAAGAAATGGGATATATCCACTGTGAATGGGTTACGGAGTTCTGTTAATGCCTACGAGAATCAATTATTCAGAACTTGATAAGTTCGCAGACAGAATGGCTAAAGTCCCGAAGAAGATAGTACCGATCATGCGTCATACCGTTTATTCAGGAACGGATGTTGTTCTCAAACACGTTAAGGAGCAACTGAGAATTGCTGAAAAAGGGCATGGCGATCCGAGAAACACAAAACACCTTGTGGATGAATTGAAAGCGGACAAGATCGAATCCAATGCGAACGAGTCCGCGACCAACGTCCACTTTATGGGGTATGACACGGTGGAAACCAAGTCGCACCCGAACGGGAAGCCGCAACCCCTAAAAGCGGCGACCCTTGAGAGTGGAAGGGCGGAGTACACCCGAAAAGACGGCGTGAGAGTTCCTCCCATAAAGGCCACTCACTTTTACACGAAGGCTATGAATAAGTCCCGAAACCATGCCAAAGAGGTCATGGATAAGGAATTTAATGAATGGCTAGAAAACGCAGTTAACGAAGGAGATTAAATATGGCAAACGTAGGAACTGGTTTCTCCAAACCTTATGTTGCTCTCTATTCCAATAGCAACGGAACCAACGCTTATACAAGCGGTCAGGTCCTTGCAAGGGGCGTTGAAGTCTCTGTCGAACCCGATACCGTGGACGATAACAACTTCTACGCTGACAACATCGTTGCTGAAACCGAGAACGGCATTGTCTCCGGTGGTGAGATCACGCTGACAGTTGACGGACTTGACGCGGCGGCGAGACGCCTGATCTACGGACTTCCTGAGGCAGCAGACGGATGGGTAGCGTTTGGTGACGAAGCATCGCATCCTTATTGCGCGGTTGGCTTCATCTTCCGCACAATGATGAACGGTGTTACAAGTTACTTCCCGGTGGTATTCCCGAAGTGCAAGTTCCAGCCTTATGGCGAGGAAATGGCGACACAGGAAGACCAGATCGATTGGCAGACAATGGAACTCGTGGCGAACTTCATGAGAGATGACACCGCGAGTCACAACTGGAAGTACACTTCCGACACAGGCTACAACACGGAAACGGCAGCAGAGAACGCTCTTAAGACTTTCCTGGACATCTAAGGAGGAATAAATGGTTACGATTCTTGGCAAGGAATATGAATTTCGACTCACTCTATGGGCTAAGGACCAGTTGGAAAAAACGTATGGCTCTTTCAAGCTTCAGGACCTTCTTGAAGTGGAAGATGATAAAGAACTGTACAGACGAATCATTGGGATAGCGCGAATCCTTATTCAAGCGGCAAATCTTCGTTCTAAACAGAACATCGAGGCGTTCCTTGAGGAAAAGGACCTTCCGTCCCCTGATTGCTGGTTGTTCATGGAGGACCGCGAAGTGGGCGACATTGTGAAAGCGATAACAGACGCTTACATCAAGTCGCACAACATCTCAGTCGAAGTTCAGCCAGACCCAAAAGACGAGGCCACGCAGTAAAAATCACTACTGCGTGGCTTATCGGTTCGGGAATGAAAACAGGCCTGTCTTACCCCGAAACAGTCGCAAGGACGGAAGGGGAAATAATGGACATGATTGCCTGTTGGTTGATCGCGCAAGGCGCGAAACAGAAATTCACTTATAACGCAAACAACTTCATGGAAATAATGAGGATGAAATAAATGGCGGGATCTATATCCACTAGAATATTGTTATCGGGCGGTAAAGAGTTCGCCAGTCAATTCAAAACAATTGCGTCCAACGTTAAAGAGGCGACCTCATCTCTCAAACTGCTCGACAAGAGCATGGAACAGAACGGCACCACGGCAGACGGACTGAGAAATCGAATCTCTCAGCTCACAAGGGTGTATGACCTCCATGAGAGCGCGATAACCCTCATCGAAAACCGAATGAGGGAGATGGCCGCTACCGGGAAACTCACCGAGCAGCAGCAGGCCGAATTTACCAACGAGATCAACAATCATCGTATCGCTCAGAGAGAAGTAGCAGACCAAATCTACAAGACTACTCAGGAGTTGGATAAGTACGGTACCGAGACCGACCAGGCTGAGAAAGAAACCAAAGATTTAGGAAACGCCCAAAAGGACACGGGCATGGACACGTCCACTTTTGCCGGGCAGATTGCCGTGGCGACAGTCGGATTGCAAGAACTCGTCAACGTTGCGAAGCAAGTAGGCAAAAAGATATACGAAGTCGGGAAAGCGGCGGTTGATTACAACTCTCAGATGGAGAGATACAACGCTACCATTTCCGCGTTCTTTAGGACTTCGGGACAAAGCGCAGAGGAAGCGCAGAGAAACACCGAGTCCCTTATTCAGAATCAGAAAGACCTTGCCATCCAAATCGGTCTTGGCGTTGATACTTTGGTAGATGCCAACAAGATGCTTATTGCATCCGGGACGAGCGGAGAAAGGTCACAACAGGCCGTATCAGCATTGGCGAAAGCAATCGTGGCGACCGGGGGCGGTAACGATGAACTGACCCGAATGGTTGCCAACTTGCAGCAGATCCAAAACTACGGAAAAGCATCCGCAACGGATATGCGTCAGTTCGCCTATGCCGGAATTGATGTTTATTCCCTCTTGGCAGATTCTACGGGTCATACCGTGGAAGAACTTAAAGAGATGGACATCACCTTCGACATGATTGTTCAGGCCCTGACCCAAGCTACAACAGAGGGTGGTAAGTTCTTTGAGGCTTCACAAGTCGGAGCGCAGACTTTGGAGGGGAAGATTTCTTCCTTGCAGAGTACTGTCAGGGATAAACTCGGAACGGCATTTCAGCCTGTCAATGACGCTTTAAGAGATGAGGTAATACCCGCTTGTCTTGAATTAGTTGAACAAATCGACTGGGAGACACTCGGCGCGGATATTGCTGAAACTGTTGAGGCGGCGGTCCATGCGTTGGGATTACTGAAAGAGGCCGCTTCATGGTTCATCGAGCATCAGCAGAAATGGCGCGGGGCGTATGACAAGGTTTCCGAAGGTCTTTCAAGAACAGAGAGAACGCACAACTCTCTCGCAAGAGGCATACTTGCCGACATGGGGCTGATTGACGAAAAAGAGACTGTGGTCACAAGGTCCCTTGCTAACATGGCGAATAGCCTGAGAGTGCAGATTGAAAACGCACAGGCACAGGCAAGGGGCTTGGCTAACGTGGCGAACGAATCCTACACTTGGGGCGTTCACATGATAGATGGATTTATCAACGGTATTGCCGCGAAAGTGCCTTCTGTTGGAACGGCTGCCGCAAGAGCCGCGAACGCGGTCCGTCAGGTCATGGCGTTTACGCGCCCGGATAAAGGGCCTCTCCATGAATATGAGCAATGGATGCCGCACATGATGGAAGGATTCGCAAAGGGCATCGATGATAACGTATGGAGAGTGCAGAGAGCTGCTTCAAACGCTGCCGGCGCAATGGCTGCCGCTACAAACTATTCAACAACAAACTTTAACGGCGGCATCAATCTTACTGTAAACGCTGCGCCCGGAATGAATGAGAATCAGATCGCGGATGTAGTCATGGCAAGGATGCAAGAAGCTACAAGGAGGAAACAGGCGGTATGGCAGTAAACTATTTCATATACAACGGACATTCCTCCGAGGAGTTTAATATCAAAGTAGAAAAATGGCCTAACTTGGAAGTGCCGACAAGAGTAGTAGAGAAGGTTTCCGTTCCCGGAAGGAATGGCGACCTTCTTCTTGATACCGGGGCATTTTCAAATGTCGAAATGGAGTACGAAATCTATTTCAACGCCAAAAAAGAGGGCTTTTTCGAGATTTCAAAAGACATTTTGAGATGGTTGCTTAGTTCTAGGGGATATTTAAGACTTGAGGACAGTTACGATCCTGACATATACAGAATGGCATTACTTGCCGACCAGGAGAGGCTAAAGGACTTCATGGGGTATATGGGGAGAACAACCGTCAAATTCGATTGCAAACCGCAGAGATGGTTGAAGAGCGGGGAATACGAACAAGCCCTAACTTCCGGTGAGACTATCAACAACGCATGGATGCCTTGCTACCCGATCTTCTCTTTGACAGGGAGCGGTACTCTTACGGTCAACGGAAATTCCATCGCCATCTCCAACAATCTCAACAAGACCATCGTTATAGATTGCGAGACACAGAACGCATACACAGGCATAGAGAATCGAAACTCCGACATACGGATAACGGGAGACTTCCCTTATCTTGAATCAGGGGAAAACACGATAACTTTCAATAACGCATCATGCACAATGGTGCCGAGGTGGTGGACACTATAATGAAACCTATTCTGTATTCATCTACCGCAACTTCTTTTAACAATCAGGGTTTGGGAGTACTCTCTGATGCCGTTTCTTGCACAGTAGTGGAAGAACGCAACGGAGAGTATGAACTCACCCTTCAATATCCTGTTGGGGGAATACACTATTCCGAGATAGAGGACAGGGCAATCATTTTGGCTATTCCTTCTCCGTATCGGTCAGCACAACCCTTCAGGATCTATTCCATCGAATCTCCCTTAAATGGGATAGTCACGATTCACGCGCACCATATCTCCTATGACCTTTCAGGTATTCCTGTTTCACCTTTTACGGCGGGAACTTGTAAGGCGGCCTTAAGCGGATTAGTCACACATTCAGCGGTGGGTAATCCCTTCTCCGCAGACACGGATAAATTGGTCACAGGGAACTACACTCTTAAAGTACCAACTTCCTTTAGAGCGTGTTTAGGAGGTCAGGAAGGCTCAATTCTGGACGTGTACGGCAAGGGAGAATATGAGTTTGACAAGTTCAACATCTATCTCCACTTGAACAGAGGTTCAGACAACGGCGTGAAGTTCGCTTATGGCGTGAACATCACCGACTTCAACATGGAGAGGAATCTTGAGAGCGTTGTCACAGGAGTATATCCCTACTGGGCGAACGTGGACGGTGACGGGCTTGTCGAGTTGGATGAGAAAATCATAGAGATATATGACCCATCCAATCCTACTTACCTTCTTGAGGCGGGTGGTGCATATTTGACCGACTCCAACGGAGACTACCTCACCGCACAGACTCCGTTCAGTTTTCACAATGTTCTTCCTTTGGATTTATCGTCCGAATTTGAAGAAGCACCTACTCAGGAGCAACTCAAGGAGAGAGCAGAGAAATACATCTCAGACAACGGATTAGGCGCGCCCAAAGTTTCTATCGAGGTATCTTTTGTACATCTTGGACAGACAGAGGAATACTCTTACCTGAAAGAAGTCGAGAAGTGCGACCTTTGCGATACAGTCACCGTGGAGTTTCCCTTATATGGAATATCTGTTAAGGCGAAGATAATCGCAATTGAAACGGATGTTCTTTTGGAGAGATACAACTCCGTACAGATAGGTGATGCAAGGACAACGATCGCAGATACGATAGCGGGGTTGACTTTGACCTCCGCAACCAAAACCGAAGTAAGAGCGGGAAGCCAGAAAGCGGCAGATGTAATCAACAACACCAAAGGCACGTTTGAGTGGATTGATGAGAACGGAGACGGAGAAAACGAAGGCTTCACGATCTATGAAAGCGATGGCGTGGCGTTCCTGAGATGTACTGCCGGCGGTATTGGCCTTTCACAAGACGGCGGATTAACGTATACCAACGCTATTACCAAAGAGGGCGTGGTGGCAACACAGCTTAATGTCCAAGAGGATGGAAACGATGTATTTGAAGTGTATTACGATGAAAACGCTTTAATGTCGCAAATGAAAATGTATCACCCTGTTTCGGGCGGTCAGATTTTTAGAGCGTATGGCGGAGGATTGAGTTCGCAACACAACGGAGAGTCCTCTTTCAATGCGGGAGTTACTGTAACACGACCTGACGGCGTTAGTTTGGCTTCTATGGGCGGTTTATACTTGACCGACCAATCCGATACGTTAAGCAGCATAAGTGGCACTGTTTCTGTTACCGGCGGCTTAGGTTTACTTAGAACAGGATACAGAGGCAACGCTTCAATGAGGGGAGCGTATTACGCAAGTAGTGACACGGCGGAAGCATCCATGAATGTGACACTGGACAGGGTGGACGGGTCAGTAGTTCCTAAGCAGATAATCAAGATTGCGGTGGATAACATGAGCATGAATCAACCGTATATCTATGTATACGATGAAGCCAGAAGTTTAATCTGCAACATGGTGGTGCAAGACGTGACCATCAACGGAGTGAGATATTACATTTTTGGAGCGATACACGTATGACGATTACAGACAAAGAGCTTAAAGCAATCCTCAACACTCTTGAGACTATTGAGGTCAAAGGGTTTGAGAACATGAACAAACTTATGGCACTCATTCAATTCTTCAAGAGCAAGGAGGCAGAAGATGGCAGAGTATCAACTGAGCAAAACGGGAACGCAGATTGACCAGCTGCTTCAGGCCGTAGGCGAATTGCAGACGG